CTGAATTATGGCTGGGCAGAGGTATAGATAGAAAATTAACAAAAGGGCCAATACTGGCTAGTCCTTATGGCGGTTCATTTATGAGTCTTTGTGATTCTTTAGTGGAGGCATTAGACGATCATTTAAATTATGTTCCATTAGAAGAATTTGCATTAAGAGTTGCAATGCCATCAAAATACCTGGCAAAACATATATGGGCAGAATTAAAAAAAGAAATAAATAGTTGTATTGCAGTAAAAAAATGGCTAATGAAAGTATGCAGAATGTCTTTATCGCAAAACAGACCTCTAAAATGGACTACTGCTTCGGGTTGGCCTATGAAAGTAGCAGACAGAGAACCAACAACTAGAACAGTAAGAACATTTTTATTCGGAAAAAGATTAAATGTTAATTTACAGGATCAACCAAAAAATGCACCATTATCAGCGACACAAGCTAATAAAAGTATTGGAGCAAACTTTGCACATTCTTTTGATAGTGCATATTTAGTATCGCTACTTAACGCATGTGAAGAGCAATGTATTCCTGTATTGGTAAATCATGATTGCTTTGCAACAAATGCTTTATGTGCTGGCGAGTTACATAAAACATTACATTCTACTATGCACACTATGTATAAAAAAGATTTATTAAAACAGTCCTGGATTGAAATGTGTTGTCATAGTGGGATTAATTTACCTGAACCGCCACATGTAAATACACTAGATGAAAATATTATTGGCAGTAATCCTTATCTTTTTTCATAAACTAAATATAGCGTTTTCTTAACAAAACTAGATAAATATAACTCTGCATATAGTATATAAAGCGATAACGTTTTATTTTATGAATACATTATTACAGACACCACTTTTAGAAGTGCAATGGTGCAAGCTCCTGGGCGAACCAGAGACAAATAGGTTTGAACCTAGCAAGCCTCCTGTATGGAGTGTTGAGGCTATTCTTGACACAAAAAATCAACAACATGCTGAATGGTTATTGCAACAGGAAGATGAATTTACAAAACAGCATGGCATTAATGCAAAAATATCAGCTAATTCTTTACCAAAAAAAGAAGATGGCATGCTAACTCTTTGGACATTTAAATTAAAAAGGTTTACCAGGAAACGTGATGGTGGCTTTACGTCAGGCCCATTAGTTGTTGATAGCCATAATAATATATGGAATCATGATTTTCTTATTGGCAATGGATCAAAAATGATTATTGCTTATGAAATATATCCCTGGAAAGGCCCTACAGGCGTAGGTTTGGCATATCAACCAAGACAAGCACAGGTTGTTTCTCACATTGCCTACGAGAGATCTGCTGACCCTGTATTTGAAAAAGTACAAGGCGGTTATGTCAATGAAGAGGCAGAGCAAAACACACCTGTTTTTGATGAAGCAGTCTGAGTTTTATTTGCACATAAGACCAAGATCAAAAGCCAGGCCCAGGTCATTTATGGGCCAAGCCAGGCCATATATGGATAAATCATATATGCAATGGAAGAAAGATGTATGGTCTATGGCTGCTGAATACTGGACTGACGAACCTCTAACTCATTGTCATAGTTTTGAAGTAATTTTTTACACCGCTGCAAGAGGTGATATAGATAATTTACTTGGTGGATTATTTGATGCCCTTACCAGCACTAAAGACGAAAAAAGATTATTTGTTGATGATAACGTTAAAGTTATAGGAGAGGTTCATTGCTATTGGAAACACGAACCAAAAGCAGACAAAGCAAATGTCTGGTTTCGTATTACTTATGATAAAAACAAATGAATTGCCCACATTGCGATTTTTCTCGAACAGAAATTTATCGTACCGATACCAGGACAGAAGGTACAACTCCTTATGTCATAAGAAGAAGAGTGTGTGATAATTGCAAAACAAAGTTTACAACTTACGAATGTGCAGATGTAAAAACCCTGGCACAAAAAATTACAAAAACAGCAACACTAATGAAAGCTTTATCTGAAATGAAACACGCAGTTGGGGTAGATGAGTGAATCTAAATTTATTCGTCATGAGCCTTGCGAGTGTGGGAGTAGTGATGGCAGGGCGGTTTATACAGACCACAAATTCTGCTTTGCATGCAACACGTTGTTCAAAGAAAAAACAGAAACCACCCGACAGACGTATATTCCTCCAGTAGCAATACCAGTATTTAAGACCTGGGATAACGATACTTACAGAGGTATCCCTAAAAAAGTGCTGGAACAGTACGGCATTTTAAAAACAGAAACAGGAGTTGTCTTTCAATACAGAGACAAGTCAGGAAAACCAATAGCCCAGAAGATAAGGGTTTTATCGAATGAATAAAAATGACAGAATCAGTTGGACAGGAAAACCGAAAGAAGTCGCAGGGTTTGGTTCACATCTCGCAAATCCTAAGCACCATGATGGAATCGCTATATGCGAAGGAGAATTTGATGCACCCTCAATCACCTACTCAACAAACGGAAAAGTGATTGGTATATCAGTACCTAACGGAGCTCAATCAGCCGCAAATTTTGTAAAAAAGCATTTGGATTATTTTAATCCTTTTAAAACTATTTACATTGCTACTGATATGGATGAACCAGGAGAAGAAGCTGCTAATGCCATAGTTGAATTATTTGAACCAGGGCAAGTAAGAAGAGTTGTCTTTCCGTTAAAGGATGCAAATGAAACGCTTGTAGAACTAGGCAGCATGGCTGTTAAAGAGGCTATTTTTGCTGCTAAGGAGTTAAGACCTGATGGAATTAAATCCGCTAGTGCATACGCAGGCATCACGATAAAACCACCTAATAGAACTGCTACTGACTGCGGGTTTGCTACATGGAATCGCATGACTCCTTTTTATGACAATCAATTAGTTGTATTAATAGCAGGCTCAGGAATCGGTAAGACTACATTTGCAAGAGCATTGGCCCTGCATGATATGGAGAAAGGTATTAAGTGTGGTTGGATTGGCCTGGAGGAGACAGCAGAAGAAGCTATTTTTAGATTTGTAGGCATGGCTGCTGGTATTCAACTACATGCCAGGCAAAACTATGCTGGCTTTACTGATGATCAATTAAAGAATATTGCAGATGCAGATAATTTTGTCACAAAAGGTGGCATGCTGGAATTGTTTGATCATTTTGGCTCGCTGGATGAAAACATTATTCTTCAAAGGATGAACTATATGGTCAGATCATTAGGCTGTAAACATATCTACTTAGATCATCTAACAATTATTGGCTCTGGTCTAGCTATGGACACCAGGCATTTGGATTCTTTAATTACAAAAATTCGAAGTTTTATTGCTGCTACAAAATGCACAGTATTTGCTATTTCACACTTAAACAGATCATCTTCCCAGGTAAAAAATATGGAAGATGGCGGCATACCTGAATTACATGACATAAGGGGATCACACTCCGTTGTTCAACTTGCTGACACAATATGGGCATTGGGTAGGTCAAGAGGTACAAATCTAACTCATAGTTACTGTCTAAAGAATCGAATGTTAGGCAGATGTGGTTACGCTGGCTCGTTTGAATTTCACGAAGAAAATCAATTTTTAGATCAAAAATGGATAGAACCATCATGAAAAATAAAGCTTATATAGATGTTGAATTATTTACTTACCGTCATGCTTGTGCCAACGAGTATGAGTACGAGTTACATGACGGCATTTGGTCTTATTACTGTCAAATTAATGATGCAAAATTTGGAGTCGATGCTGAAATACAAAGGCTCGATAAATTATTACCTGACTACGAAATGGTCATGGCCCTGGGTTCAAGCACGAACTTCCGCTATTCTATCGAACCCTCCTACAAATCAAACCGTAGGAAATATAGAAGACCCGCTGGGTATGCCAAGTTACGAGAATGGATTTCTGAAACGTGGCCCATCGTCACCTTTCAAAATTTAGAAGCAGATGATGCAATAGGTGTATCTGTAAGAAAAAACGATGTCATTGTTAGTGGAGACAAAGATCTTAAAACTATTCCAGGACTTCATCTAATAGATGACAATATTGTAAGAGTCACAGAAAGAGAAGCAGATATGCACTTTTATAAACAAATATTAGTTGGAGATAGAGCTGATAATTTTTTTGGTTGCCCTGGTATTGGTGATCAAAATAAATTATTTAAGACAGAAGAATGGTTAAATGCAAAAAGTACTTTTGATCTATGGAAGATAGTAAAAAAAGAATATGATAAAGCGGAAAAAAAAGATCCAGGCAATGTGCCTGATCCCTGGGCTACTGGTAGATTGGCAAGAATATTAAGACGGCATGAATACTTTAGCGGAGACATAGTTTATTGGCAGCCTCCTACGTTTGATATGGCTTGGGATGCTTTTGCATGACATTTAAAGAAGAGCAACGTAAAGCAGCATTAAAACGTATTGCTGAATTAAAACTTTTAATAAAATTCTGGTCTAAAAAACTAGATAAATAGTTTAATTTTGTTTAGGAAATAATTGATACTCCAACATATCTACAGCTTTATCATCTAACGTGTTAGAAGTTTGCTTGCATATTGCACGAAGAAGATCTACCACTAAACGCTTTACAGCAGTTGTAGAAAAGAATTTTAGTAGTATTGGTTTTAAAATTTTTAACATAAAAGTAATGTGTTACTTTCCAAACATACCAACATTTGTTAAGTTTGCCATAACTACCTATGATTAGCTTATAACGCTACTTCCCCA